GATGTTGCCGGCGGTACCTGGGGCCGACGCCACTGCTAAGACGCTTGCCGTTGTACTGCCCACGGCAATCGTGACGTCTACCTCAGTGGTATAGCTTGAGGCGTTACCTGGCGTAGTAATCGTTGTGCCGCCACTGATGAGGACCGACTGTGTCTGTGCGGTTATCGTGACGGTCACTATGCCGCTGGCCGGGACTGCCGGCAGCGCGTTGAAGTTGAATGAGTTGTAAGTCGCCACCGGGATCGCCTGCATGATCCCGTCGAAAAACTTGCGGTACAACTCCTCAATCTCGCCGGCTGGACCTTCGATGATCGTGCGTGCGACCGAGCCTTCCGTGAAGTCGGTGATGACCGTCTGCGTCGACTTCATCCAGTTGACCATGGACGCGACGATACTGACGAAATTTTTAAGCTGAAAAGCTGCCATGCTTATTTGCTCGTGACGGTAACGGTGGTCGTCGGGCCGCCGGAGATGGGCTGCGCGACGATCGAGATTTCGGTGGCGTCGCCAGTGATCTGTGCCGAGGCCGAAACGATGGATGAGACACGCGGGTCAGCCTTGACTGCGCCGCGCGCGTAGTTGGCCGTTAGGACGCCTTGCGTCGGGCCGTTCGCCACACCCTTCATGCGCTGATGGAGTGACCCGTATTTCGGGTGCATCATCAAGCGACCACGCGGGGTGTTGAGCCGGTTGCTAAGTGCCTGATTCAAGTTGGCGTAACCCGTCACAGTCGCGACGTCGCCGCCAGAATTGGCGATAATGCGTCCAGCAGTGAGCTGGATGTCGGTCAGGAACAGGTCGTCTGGGTTGGTGGTGGAGGTCGTGACAGGCGCCGGTGCTGGCACCTTGATCGAGCCGCCCGTCAGGATGACGCCAGGTCCAGCATTGGCCGGGTTGTCCGTGATGTACGGAGGGACGAGTCCGTTGTAATCGATCAGTTTCTGCCACAGCTTGGCATCACCAAGTTCGCGCAGCGCGATCGTGTGGAGCGTGTCACCGTTGTGTGTCTTGACGACGCGAAAGCCGTAGAGCGGCTTTTGCATGGTGACGTTAGGCTGCGTACTCATTGCGAGACGACCACTCCCGCGTTGACGTTGGTCATCGTCGTGTTGAGATCTGTGAGACTCATAGGCGCCATCACTGGATCAGTGTTGGAGAGCGTCACAAGACCCTGCTGCGCCATCGTCGATATCGCGATAGGAACGGTCGGTGGTGTCGGTGCAGCCGACATGAATGGGTTGGCGTTGGCGAACACGCTGACCGGGCTTCCGCCATTGGTCGATGAGCAGTTCGACGCGCCGAATACGGAGGAGTAGTCAGGAACGGACAACTGCAGGTTTATGGCGTTGTTCAGTAGGCACCAGACGTTCATGAACACGCCCGCGATATCCATGATGCAAGCGAGTCCCGCAGTGGTCGCATAGGTGGCTTCCGCAAGAATCTGGAACGCGGTGATGCCGGCGCTCGCCACCATCTGACCGATGGCTACTAATTGCCCTACAACGGCGCTACCCACCTGGACAGCGGCCATGACCGTGCCCAGCACGCCCATGCTCATCGAGAGGAATCCTCCCACGGCGCCAGCGATTACGGCGGGCACAAAATTGGCTGCATTCGCCGCGTAGCCAGCTAGATCGGTCATCGACTGGCCGAAGCTGTCTAGCCCGACCGCCTGGGTATCCGCCGCATCCAGGAAGCCACCGGACGCGGTATCCGAGTCGTTCGCGTTCGGGTCGGTCTCCGTATTCGTGACCGTCATGGCGATCTGATACATGCACAGCAGCGGGCGCTGACGCGAGCGGCGCAGAACGAATGCATTGGGCGCGACTACGACGGAGAGGTTGTTCAGCGCGTCGCTGTAGATGAGCTGCACAAGGTTCGGATCAACACCGGACGCGATAGCGTTCTGGCGGCGCTGGTGCCACTGCGTGTAGACCTGGTCGAAAAGCTGCTGGAATCGGTCGCCGCCGTCGAGACCATCCGGCCCGGTGCGCCAGCCCGTGTGCCCGCTGATGTTCAGCGACGGGATGCCCTGCCGGAAATTGTCCATCCACGCGCCACCAAGGGTCTGCTGCACGGTCAGGCGCGACGGGTTGGAATACGTGAGGTCTTCCGGTCGAACACGCAGCGTGATGGAGACGGGAAGCTCGCCAGTGGTCTGATCGTCAAGGACGAAACTGATCGGGCAGTAATCTGCCTTTTGGGTCGACGGCGTGACAGATGTGTCACTTGCTGCGAGCGCGGCGCCGCCGGGGCTCGCCAAGGACGCGATGGCGTCCAACGTGCCTACGACTTTGCCGATTGTGCTCAAGACGCTCATGCCGTGATTTTCATGTCACGACATAAGCGGTGCGCGTCGTCAGTCCTGCGCCACCGTTGTCTGTGCGTTTGCGCCCTGCGCGGTATGGAAGTGCTTGAGCACGCTGATGCTGCCGGACGTGATATCGCCGGTAGCCGCGACGGTCGCCTGGGTAGAAATTGCACCAGTGGCCGCAATGGTCTCGTCGGAGGTGATCGGCCCCGTCACATGCAGAGGTCCATGGATGGTCGTTTTTGGTGATGTGACATCCACGTTCCCGGTCACGTTAGCTGTGACGGAGCCGCCAATGGTCGCGGATACATTGCCGGTGATGTCGCCGGTAAGGTTGCCGTTTGCCTGGACGTTGATGTTTCCCTGCGGATCAACCTGGATGTTCGCTACCACGCTACCCGCGTTCGCTACCGTTAGGTTCACCCATGGCGCGCTGGCAGTGTTTTTGGCGATCTTCCAATTGCCATCTACGTCCTTGCCGGTCAGGTCCTCATGTGCTGGCGAGCTGCCTACGCGGAAGTAGGTTCCGCTCGGGTGGTACGCCTCGAAATTCGCCTGGGAGTCGATCGACGTGTAGAAGTCGGAAGGGTGCCGATCGATCATGCGCTGCAGATCGCGGAACAGCATCTGGCATATCTGCGGATACCGGAATCCGATCACGACCGGCATGGTTCCGAAATACGCCACACCGGCAAGAACATCCGTTGGCTTCGTCTGCGTCAGATCCCAGGCATTTCCATTTGAGGCTTTTGACGGCTCAATCAACATCGCCTTGCCGCTGCTGGTGCTCGCCCACGGCGATAGCACCTGAACGCCGCTGATCTGCTCACCGTTGTCGGTCATGACCAAGTCAAGCGCATAGTCCTCGGGATGGATGGCGGCCACGCGGCCCCATCGCAAGCTGCCTTTACTGCTCAAGGTCTGGGGTCTCCATCAATTCAGACAGGTAAGGTGAGTCGGCTCCGCCGGATCGCTGCACGCGCTCGATAAATCCGGTACCGCGCTCGACGGTGAGCGTCGAAAAGACACCCTGGAATGGCAGGTAGTCATGATCAACCTTCACGATGTAATAGGTGGAGACCATCGTTCCGCGATGCAGGCGTGCGTACATGCCCGCCTTGATGTTTTCGTTTCCGCGAACGCGCATGGAGCCGGATTCGTATAGGACGTTGTCCTGATTCATGGCGACCATGATGGCGCGGCGATTGTTGATCCAGTTGCTCATCTGGGTGTTGCGCGTGCCCTGCGCATCAGCGAGTAGGCCGCTTGACATCGTCTGCACCTCATCGCCGCCCTGCTGCGTGTCCGTATTCATCGGGCGCAGGCCATAGAGGGTCTCGGTGCAGTTCGGGTATTGCGTCAGCAGCACGGTGTTTGATTCCGCGCCCTGGAGCGCGAACTGCTGCTCATAGAGCGAATCGACCATGTCGAAGCGAGGCGCTCGGACCCAGTAGTAGTTGGCGACGTTGGAGTCTGACCGCGACACGTTGATGCTGATGACGTCGACGTCGCTGATGTCCACGTACGGCGGAGATGGCGCGTCCGACTGGATCAGGTCTCCATTGAGATCCATGGCCGGGATAGCGCGGTACACGACATGGACGCCATCCTCATCGTCTTCCGTGTAGAGCTCATTCCAGGTGCCGACGTCGCCATAGGTCTTGAGGATGCTGTAGATGGTTCCCTCTTGGTTCTGCGACCCCTGCATGCTGCACACGCCATGCCCGACCGATACGTACTGCGTCGCCTCGATGGTGGTCGGGCACGGCGAGTTGGTCGGCATGAATCCGGCGAGGAACGGATTGATCACCTCTTGAATAGTGTTTGTGACGAATTGCGACGACGGCATGATCGACATCGATCCGCCGTAGCGCTCAAAAAACTTGTAGGCGGATAGCACGTCCTCGCCGGTGACGTAACCAGGGAGATACAGGATCTGCATCATTTGCCAAAGCTTGCCGTAGTCCTGGCCGTTGATCGTGACGGCGCGCTGAGGCTTTCCGTCCGAGCCCATCGTCTCGACGCGCGAGATGCCGCTCACGAAGCCGCGCATGATGATCGGCGGCTGCGTACCGGCGGATGTGGGAGGGCTATGGCGCCAGCGGATCTCGATGTAATCCATGGGCTCAACTAGCCCGTATAGAGTCTCGAATGTCTGCTGGTTGGCGTACTCGCCGATAAACGGCTGGTCGCCAAACGACAGCACGAAACCGCCGGATGGCTCTCGCACGGATTTCGACGTGCGAACGGAGCTGCCATCACCAAAGAATGGCGTCAGTTCGATCGTGCGTGATGTTCCCTGGAATCGCTGCGATGTCGGGTTACTGCCGTTCAGCGTGGTGCGGCTGATGGTCTTGTAGAGCGTGACCTGCAGGTTAGGATCGTAGATTTTGACGACTGGGGATTCCATGGTCAGTTACCGAAAGGCGTGGGGGCGCCGACGCTAGTGTTAATCGAGAATGGCGATGCGGCCTGCTGCCCATTCGGATTCCACAATGTGATGTTGTGGTTGAAGTTGTAGTCCTGGCTTCCGCCAGCTCCTGCCGTACCGGTTGAGCTGGAGCCAGCGTCAGGCATAGGCGTGCCCTTCAATGCCGCATAGGCGCTCTTGATACCAGAGGCATACGACGGATCTTCCGCCCACTTTCCAGCCATCAGGCCTGAGGTGAATTTATCGATGTCGTTGCCCGCACCTACCGCTCCAGGGTCCATGCGATTGAGCGTCGAGACGTAGTCCTTAGCGGCATCGGACTGGCCACTGTATGCCTTGAACTGAGTGGTGTATTTAGAGCCATCAGCATGCGTATCGCCGCGCGTTACCGTGGCGCCCATCCAGTTCGTGCTTTTCTGGATGTTGAATGGGTTGTTGCCCACTTCACTACGGCCCCAGCCTGTTTCCTTCGCGAGCTGCGCGAGGATCATGTCCGGGTCATTGCCGGTCTGCGTCGATATCTGCGCCGCCATGCCTGCGTACTTCGTGCGGAATGCAGCCATGACGGCACCGCTTGGTGGCGCCCCACCACCGCCGCCCGTACCAGTTCCTCCGCCACCACTGGCGCTACTCGTCCATCCAGGCGCTGCGGGTGAACTACCCGTGGCTGCAGCTGCAGTCTTATCGGTCGGGTACATCTCGGCATTGAGCTTTGACATCGCAATGCTTTGCTGTAGATCGGCATTGCTAGTGGCTACGGCAATAGCAGCCTTATTCTTGGCGCCAATGCTAGGGTCCTCGTCGCCGAGATTACGAACGCCAGCGACATGCGCTACGCCATAAAGGTGCTGCGATTCAGCATCGGAGACGGTAGCATCGCGCTTCTTTTTTATTTCGTCCGCTCGCGCATCGTAGATGGACTTATGGATATCATCGGAGCTCATCTTGCCGCGATCGCCGAAGGCATACAGCAGGATCTCGCGCATGTCGTTCAGTGGCGAAATCATCTTCGCCGCCGCATCCGTCATATCCTTGTCGAGATCCTGGATAGTTTTGCGGGTCTGCTCGCCATCGGTCTCCGGCTGTCCGTACTTGGAATAATCCTTGAGCAACTCGCCGCGCAGATCCTCCGTGCTTCCGCTTTGGCCGGCCTTGTCGAGGCTCGCTCGCTCACCCTCGTTCAGCTTCCCCCAGATGTCTTTCGACATGCCGCCGAGGTCGCTTCGGCTGCCGAGCTGGATCTGCGCAAGCGAACTGATAGACGTTGGGTTGAGCTTGGATGGGTCGATGCCCGCCCTGGTCAGGGCGTTCATGACGTCACCCATCTGCTCGGGCTTCATTCCGTCGAGAAAAGCGGCCTGGTTGGTGTTGACGCCGAACAGGTTCGACATTGCGCTGAGGCGCAGCTCGGGGCTTTTCGCGTAGGTGTTGTGCAGCCCGCTCATGATCATCGACATGGACGTAGCATTGGAGTCTGACGCCGATCCAGGGATGCTGACGCCGTTCTGTGCTGCCCACTTAGCCATCACGGAGCCTGACCCGAATTCCTGTGCGCCGGTGCCGAATGCTCCCTGCTCACGCAATGCGGCGCCCATAATAGGGTCAAGGCCGAGCTTGCGCCCGACCGTAGTATACATGAAGTTCTGACCCGCCTCGCCTGCGCTACCTCCACTGGCGATGGAGCTATTCACGCGCGATAGGAGGCCAGCCGCGCCCATCACGTCCATGCCTGGCACGTGTGCGCCCACCATGCCGGAAAGCGTCGCTGTGTAGTCGCCTACGTTCGCCGACGACAGGCCCATACGCGTCTGCTGCGTCGTGTATGACGCGATCGCCTGGAGCATCTCGTCGGACTTGGCGAATGCACCTGACTTGGCGATGGCCTCTCCTACGTACAAGGCTAGTCGCTGACTGTCCCGATCATTGCTGGTGACGCCGAACTGACGCATCTGGGCAAAGAACGCATTGGACTGCTCAGGGTCCATACCGAACGATCGTCCGAAGCCGCCGCCGACAGCCACCTCTTGCGCGAGCGATCCCTCGGCATTCTTGCCGGACATGCCGGAGATACGCGCGAACTCTCCGCCCATCTTGAGGGTCTGCTGATAAGTACCGTCGAACGCATCCGAGGCGGTATGCATACTCTTTTGCAGAACGCTAAAGCTGACGTTTACGTCGCCCAGTTGGCGCTTTAGCGTGTCGTATCCGATGGAGTCGTTCTGCGCATCGCCGATCTTGCTCATAACGCCGCCGACCAGCTTGCCGACGCCTAGCGCGACGACGCCACCGATCAGGCCAGCGACGCCCGCCATGACGCCACCGGATATGCCGGCTCCAACCGCCTCATCAGCGGCACCTCCTACAGGGCCCGCGGCCTTGAGGCCGGAGCCGACGATCTTCCGTCCGGCTTTGGCCCATGCGCTCCCTCCACCGCTAGGAGCTGAAGGCGCGCTTCCATCACCGCCGCTGCCTCCACCTTTCCCTGGGGCCGGAGCGCCTTGCGTGAAGGATGCGCCCGTACCGCCCACGATGCGATTGAACGCGCCATAGCGACGTGCCTCGCGCGACACGCCATTCGACGAGATCGCATTCCAGTCAAGGTCAAAGAACGACTTTTTACCCTGCCCTGTACGGTTGATGTCCGATCCGAGCGGTGATGTTCGCTTGAGCTTATCGAATTCCGTCTGGACGCGTTTTAGGTCATCGAGCGTGGCCTTACCGATCGGGTTGAACTTGACCTTGTTCGCCTGAGCGATGGACGCGCCGAGCGAGTTGATTTTCTGCGTTAGCTGTTTGAGCTCCGCATCAAGGTCTGCGGCATTAAGTTTTGCCTCGACTGGAATTTCAACGCGCGTCATGTTCCGTCACTGCCTGTGCTCGATGATCGTTTCCCATTCGTCGTCGGCCTTGGTTTTGCTGGCGACGGGTGGATTGCTTACTGGTGGTGCTATCGGGGTCTTCCCCGCATCTGCGGATGCAGAACGTTCCGCCGCTTCTGCCTCCTCATTGATCCGGCGGAACTCCGCTTGTGCGTCGAACTCGTAGTCCTCGAACTCCTCAGTGACCTTGCCGGTGTCGTATTGGTGAGCCCAGAACTCGGTCTGGATCTGCTCGGGCGTGCAATCGAGGAAGCGCGGATCAGTAGGCGCGAGGTTGTATTTTTTGCGGAACCAAAACTCAAGCGTTTCCTTGAGCGCTCGCCCCGCTTTCTTCACCCTGACTTTCTGGTTTTCGGCGAAAAGACGCCTCCTTGGCGCGTAGTGCGCCATGCACCCTGATCAGACGCTGGTACGTCTCATCGTCTTCCGGGTCCATCAAGTCGAGGTCGAGCGTCCAGCCGCTCGGCGCGTAAACGGTCAGGGTCTTGAGCTGCGCAATCCAGCCGGCGACGTTGTCTAGCCATGCAGTCGGCACATCGACGCCCTCGGTCATGCGCGAGTATTCGGCGGCAATAGCCATTTCTTCACGCATGCGCCGGCGCATGAAGGTGAAAGTGCCGATGCCTTCAACGGTGACTTGGTAATCGGTGGGCAGTGGTTGGCGTGCCATTCTTGTTATCTCCGGTCAAAAAGAAGGGGCGCCCGAGGGCGCCCCTTGCCTGTAGTGCATTAGCCTAATGTCACGATTAGATCGCGGTGCCCGATGTATCCAGTGCGTTCAATGTGCCGGAGTTCATGAGGATCGCGTGCTTGCTGATCTCCGTGTCACCCGATGCATACGAACAGCCGATGTACTTGCGCAGCAGCGCGCCCGAGTCCTTGGAGTAGGACTCGATATCGAACACGAGGCCCTGCAGCACCGCGTCGCCGTTCTCAGGGAAAACGCCGACCTGACGCAGCGAGTTGTTGAACAGCACCATGCCGCTTACGCTCAGGGAGTGACGCGCCATGGTAGGCACGTACTCCTGTACGTGGATATCGCCGATGCCGCTGGCGGGATCCGGCGCGTAGTCGTCTGACATACGCAACGACTGAATCAGGCCAACCTGCACGCCGCCGAACGTCACGATGACTCGGTTGCCTGACTGGGCGACGAGGTTGGTTTGAGTCTGCATTCCTGCCATTTCCTTCTACTCCTTTAGCTCGACGCGGCCACCGATGACGCACTGCCGGAGTACGGCACTACGAACACGGTCACAGCGATGTAGTTGGCGGGGATCACCGGGGAGCACTGGAACGACACGGCGATGACGTCGCCCTGACCCTGCGCGGTGATGTTCTTGTACGCCGGGCTGTTCGCGTCACCGACGATCGTTCCCGGACCAAGGGGAAGCGGCTTCGCCAACTGCTTGAGCTGCGTCTCGGTCTTACTGACGGCCAGGCCAAGGGTGATCGGGGTGACGCCCTTGCCGCGCAGCGGGTCCAGTGCGTTACGGACGTTACGGACGGTGAAATCCACGGCCGCGCCGGTCGACTGCTCGCGTCGGTTGTAGTTCGTGTTGTTCAGCCAGGTGCTGATCGACTGCACGACCTTATAGATGCCACCCTCGCGATCCACCGGCAACACGCCAGCCAGCAGCAGCGGATCGGTGTCGGTCGGGTTCTGCAGGTAACGCTCCAGTCCGCTCACGTCGATCGACAGGTTCGTCAGTGCAACGCCAGGACTCACTGCCGAGAACATCGCGGCAAGAATCGCGGCAGTCAGGTACGGCGAATACAACTGCAGGCCGTTGAGCTGGCCGGTCAGGTCGTAGTCGTAATAGCCCAGATGCACCAGGGACGTTCGGTCGCTGTTGATGTCCTGAGCGGCCGTCTCAGCGAGAGCATCAGTCGTGCCCAAGACCGTGCCGCAGATCGAACGACGCTCCATGCGGCCAACGGTAGACATGTACTGCACATGCGCGTCGGTCATCGCAGCGATGGCCGGGTCACCCGAGATTGGCGTGATCCACTGCACGTCCTCAACTTCCAGTGTAGTGAATGCCTCGGACCAATCGAGGTTGGTTGTCACGCCATCGGAGCCACCCGTCAGGTACGTGAAATTGATCAGCGCAGGAGACAGCTGGGCTGTATCGGGGCGCGTCGCACTCACGAAGCTCTGCGATGTGCCGTTGAACCAATTAACCAGCGCCTGCAGGTTAGCAGTGGCCGTATAGATGGACGTCTTGATGTCCTGACTGGTCAATCCGTCCAGGCCGTTGAGAGCCGGTGAATCGGCGCCTCCTGGCGACACGGATGCGGCGAAGCCGGGGATCACGTTGATCGCATCCACAAGCTGCTGAACGGTGCTGAACTGCGTCAGGTCGATCGTCTCTACGATGGTTCCGGTGGGAGCCTGCAGTTCGACCGCGTTGTTCGTCACGGTCATTGATGCGGATGCCAGTCCGCCGCTGTACTGCACGGTGAACGCGTTCTGCGTGATGTTGTCCTGCGTCACGTAGCTGTTGCCGTACTGCACGGTCGCAGCCAGCCCAGTAAGCGAGCCAGGCGCAAGCTTGACCTTGATCTGGTTGTTCCACTTACCCCAGTCTTGCGAGGTCAGCGCGATCGCAGTAGCGCCGGTCGAGTCGAGCAGATTCAGGGCTGCCTGTAGCGCCGGGTTCACGCGCACGCATGTGACGGTGCCGGGGCCGTTGGTGTCGGTGCTCGGCGCGAACGCCTTCATGACGGCCGTCAGCAACTCACCGCTCTGCAGTGTGGCCTGGGCCTCACTCGTGCTGCCGAAAGAAAGCAGTACGTTCGGCTCGCCGCCCGTGGACTCGCCCACGTAGCAGACGGTATTACCGACGCTCAGGTTCTGATTAGCCATCGCCGAGTCGTTGACCTGCGACATGGTCGCGGGACTGACCCATAGACGGCCGTTGAAAAAATATGACATGTCCTTATCCCTCAGCCTTACTTGGTTACTTTCTTGGCCGGGTAGTGCTTCTTGGGAGACCCACCGGCAAATGCCGTGAGCGCTTCCTTGAATGCAGCCTCGGTGCTCTTGATGTTTCCGGCCTTGCGCTGTGCGTACGCAAAGCCGTGAATCAACGCGATACGGCCGTCGACTTTCTTGCTCGACATGCGAGTGCAGAATTCGTCGAGGGTCATCTCGATGGGTGGAGCCGGGGTCGTGTTAGCGACGGCGGCCGTTTCGGTTTTTGCCATGACTTTCCTCTCAGTTAATCGCGGTGCCGGTGACCGTGATATCGGTGAACGTGGCCTGCTGATCACCAACGATCACCGGGGCCATGCATGTAAAAGTGCCGAGGGACTGATAGACATTCGCGGGGTATTCGCCGCTGATGGCATCTACGTCCTGTTGGGAAAATTCGATCTCAACCATTCCGCTCGCGTCGAACACGGGAAGGTTTGCTACCATCAGGCGGCGCAGCACTTTGCGAATCGCGATGCGCTCGTCGGGGTTCTGCGTCCAGCCGATAACAGCGAGCTGCACTCGTGCGAGCCAGCCATTGCTCGTATCCCATAGCGATGGGTTTTCGAGATCCTGGTGATCACCGATCAAGAGCTCACCGATCGCGCGCTCAGACGGCGCCTCACTAAGCAGATGGACTGTCACGACCGGGAAGCGAGTGTCCTGGAACACCGGTGGCGCGCTAAGCACCTGGATCACGCCGGAGTTCGCGACGAGCGACTTGGCGGACAGCTCATTGGCGATGCCAACCGTCAAGCGCTCAAGCACGACGGACATGGCATCGGTACTGGAGTCCTGGTAGGTGACTTCCGGGACCGCACTAATCGGCGCATCAGACGTCCACGTAGTGCCGTCCCAGTAGAACGGGCAGTAGTAGTACGTCGTGCCGTTGGTCAGGCCGGAGAAGTCGAGTGCGGAGACATTCTTGCCGGTGTAGACGACCTGCGACGCCGGATCAGTGACGCCAGGGAATTCTCCTGTCGTGTTGCGCAGAATCGTCCAATAGACCGATCCACACGGAGGACCAAGGATCACCCGAATGGCATTGCCAACTGATAGCGGTTCAAGCATTACGATCATGCACACAATGATCGCGTCACGACTTTTTTTTGAATCGGTCGTGAAGGTAAAGTCACTCACATGGCAGACTTCAAAATCTCCGTCGACCTGTCCGGCATAGCCGGTGCAGCGGCATCAATCGTCAATGAGCGCGTCTTTCCGCTGCTCACGCAAGCCGTGCGCGCAGTAGCGCAGCAGACGGCGATCAGTTGGATCGATGGCATCCAGCGTGCCAACCTATGGAACGTTGAAAAGCAGCAGTACGCTGGGTCGGTCAATGCTGTGATGACCGGGCCGTTTTCGGCCATGGTCTCGTCGGACTATGACAAGGCTGAGGAGATCGAAAACGGACGGCCGCCGCGTGACCTGAAAACGATGCTGAACACCAGCCTCAAGGTCCGCATCAGCAAGAAGGGCCGGCGCTACATGTACATCCCATTTCGGCACAACACGCCAGGCAATGAGGCTAGTGGCAATGCGATGCCGCCGGACGTATACGCGGTGGCGAAAGCCATGACGCCGTCGTCGATCACGGGACAGACGACGCGCCTGTCCGGCACCGGCGCGTATGACATGAAGACCCAGCAACGCCTGACCGTGCCCCAGAACACATATTCATGGGGAGAGAAAATCAACGTTCCTGGCGCGGCAAAGAACCTGCAGGGTATGTACCGGTTCGACACCAGCTCCGGCAGCTCGAAGTCGAGCAGTTACCTCACGTTCCGCACGATGGCCGAGGGATCACCCGGTTGGATCGTGCCGGCTCAGCCGGGTCTAGATATCGCCAAGAACATCGCCCTCGACATGCAGCCAGTCGCCGAAAAGGCTTTCGGCGAGGCCATTGCGCGGACACTCGGTTAAAGCTGGCGTCCGAACAGGTCGAACTTGCGCAGCACTACGCGCTTGGGTAGCTGTGCGCCGAAATGCTCATTGCGGTTCTGCGGGTAGTTTCCCCACACGAAATACTCGACCAGCGCGGTCCCGCTGATGGAATACTGCGTGCCTGACGGCGGCGCACCCGCTACCGGCCAGGTGAGTACGCCATTCGTACCGACAGTCGGCACAGCGGTTCCATCCACGATGTTGCCGTTGACGTCTAGCCAGAACACGCGCGTGAACTGCGTTACCTGCATGTGGATGCGCTCCAGCGTGCTTCCGGAGGTGAGCTGTAGAGAGAATGCTTCCATCGCGTTTAGCATAGTCACGCGGTCGAACTCACCGGCCGCGTACATGGACGACATCTGCGGGATTGTTACGACCACGTCGCCGCTCTGCCACTGGCCGAACTGCGACCACTCGCGCTGCACCTTTTGATTGGCGACACCGGCGGGTGCTAGCACTGGGTTGTTCCAGATGACGCCAGCGCCAGCGCACTGCGGGCACGACGGATTGGCCGCGCCGCTCTGCGGGTTGAAGCACGGGCACCGGTATGACCGGCGCCAGTTGAAGTTCTGGCCGATGTTGCCGCCAAGAAATGCGTTGAATGCCGCTGGATTTAGGCGCATATCAGCCGCACACCACTACAGATCGGATGCCATGGATCTGCGCCATCAGTCCGCCATTCTGACCCTTGGGTCCGTTGATGATCGTATCGATGATATCGTTGTACTTGAGAAGGTCCACGCTCAGCGACTGCGACAGGCCATCGGCGCTGATCGAGCCGGACTGAGGCAGAAACGCATCCTGGACAATCAGCAGGATTGCCTTTTTCTTAATCACGTCGATCAGGTCCGGGTATTCCTTCCACGCGTTGGCGATACCGGCCACATACGTGAGCTGGATCATCTGCGGTACGACACGGCCGGAGCTTGCCGCCGATATCATGAAGGCCGCCAGCGGGAACCCTATCGTCATCGATGTTGGGACGAGTCGGATCTCGCCGTACTTCGAGTCGATGCGCAGCCAGTCGATCGGCACATTAAAGAGTCCATCCACCGGTGATGGGTAGACGTACTCCATCTGCTGTACGGACTGGATCGGGCGATTGTTCGTCTTGATGAATCCCCATTTGTCACCCTCGAATGCGGTCGGGTCGCTGTCGTATGGTGGATCGATGCGCCATGGCATGTTGGCCGGGAGCGAGGCGATCTGGTCCGGCGTCGGCTGGGACGGGAAAAACTGCGTAGGAACGAACGGCACGCGCAGCATGTGCTCGATTGACGCCTCACCGGCGAGCACCTTGCTCCAGATGTAATCGTCGGTGAGCTGAACGGTCGGGAACAGGCTCATCGCGAGCAGGACCAGCGCATTCTTGCGCAACTCGTCGACGACAAAATCCTTGACGAATAGCTGCGATCGCTCAGGCACATTGACCTGCTCGATGTCCACCCAGAAGCGCTTGACGACAAACGACTTCGTGCTCGTTAGCACCAGCATGGCGCCGCCGGGCGGCAGTGCATTCACATCTGCTTGAGCGAACTGCACAGCTACGGTTCCAGTGATCCAGTTCGCGCCAGCCGATGTCGCGAGACATGAAACCTGTGCCGCGAGGGACGTCTTCCCATCCGGCGTGAAAAGCTGTGCAGTTATCGTGGCGCCTGGATCGATTGGAACCAGCTGCCCGTTGAACTCGACCGCTACGGTGATGGGATCGGTCTGCCCTACAAAAATCGTTGTCATGGATATAGCCTTAAAAAAATGGCCGCAGGGGGCGGCCATTTTGGTTGACCATCAATGCCGGTCACGAACTCAATGAGTGTTGAGTGCCGCGATCAATGCATTGAATTGCGTTGCAACCTGCTCGGCCGTAGCCGTGCTGGGGCTGGCGATAGGCGACACTGCCTGAGCTGCAGCCAGGTTGCCGACGATATAATCGCCAGCGCCCTGCTCCGCCGTGCCCAAGTTGAGCTTGTTGACCAGTTTCTGAATTGCTGTGATTTCGTATTCGGTAGCCATGGCCTTTCCCTATTAGCTCTCGGATTTCTTGGTGTCACCCGTGCCGGTCTTGGCTTGCGCCTTGGTGACCTCGGTTGACAAGCGTTCCTTGCTCCACTTGGCATTGACCTTGATGCCTAGGGCTTCCGCTTCCTCGCGCAACTTGACCAACTCCTCATCGACGGCCTTTTCGCCCGCGATGACGTAACCCTTGATGCTTGCGAATACGGCGGCAGCATCGTCGCTGATCTCCTCGGAGATAACGCCAGCCTCATGCTCAACGAACTTGACGCCATTGATCAGAGTGGAGGCATTGGGGAGCTTGCAGATAACTTGTGCCATCGTATTTTCCTCTTGTGGAAAGCCTAGCCCCGAAGGTCTAGGCCACCATTTTCATTGGATCAGTTGAAGGGGAGCCAGCTTGTGACCGAGTTCGGCAGCACGTTTTTGATGTAACCGTGATGCTTGGGCTTGGTCATGCGCAGGTAGCCGAACAGGAACTGGAACCAGGAGATGACCGGCATGCCACCCACGCCGAACGGCAGTGGGATCTTGGTCATCGGCTGGAACTGGCGCCAGCTAAGCGCGTCAGCACCCGGGGCGAGGTTCAGGACGGGGATCGTCACGGTGCCCGGGATGAAACGGTTCTGGTCCTTGTAGACCGTCGTCGCGCCCGCGCTCTTCGGAATCACCTGCATCAGGCGCATGTCGCTCGGTGCATTCGTACCATTCAAGCGACCGCGATAGACCGCGTAGCCCGTCTCGCCACCATTGGCCGACTGCGTGATGGTCAGCGTCACGCTCTGACCAGCCGATACGGCAACCTGTGCGCTCACGACGGACTGGGAGTAGCCAGCGCCGGCCGGTGCTACTGCAGCAACGCAGTAGAAGTAGTTTCCGCCGATGGCAGCCGTGAACTGCGAGGCAGTATCGTTCGCAGCCAGGCCAGCGATGGACACCGGGTTGTAAGCCGAGTTGCTCGACGCGGTCGCCTGGTAGTTGCCGCCCTGCGAATCCCACGGAATGGTCATCGGGTGCTGGTCGTAGTGCAGGAACGTGTCCATGCTGGTCTTGAGCACGCCGTGCGACAGGCGGATGCCTTCCACGTGGCCGCCGAGCAGCGGTGTGTTCTGACCCTGCGGTGTCCAGCGGAAAGCCGGATCGAGGCTCATGTTCAGGTCGGTCTGCACGCTGTTCGGCAGGAACGTATCGGTCGAGCGACCCCACGAGCCGAAGTTCGACACGGCCTGGTTGATCTGCGAGAACTGCTCGATGCTGGTGATCGGCTGACCCTGCATGTCGATCACGTTGCTGCCTGGCATGTTGCCTGCAGCAATTTCGCTGTCGATCTGCGAGAAGATGCCGTCGAACTGCGTCGGGGAGGCGCTGGCGTTACCGTGGAACAGTAGGTATTCCGCGTCGGTCAGCAACTGCAGGGCGCCGTTCTGTTCCTCGACGGATGTCGCTTCGATGATGTTCTTGCCAATGTTCAGCACATAACCGACCTGGCGCAGCGACATCAGGAACTTCACGAGACCCACTTCACGCGAGTAATCGCCCTGCGCGGCGCGCACGACACCCATCTGCGAGTTGGTCGAGCCGCCGAGCACGCCACCCACGTCGTTCTGACGAACGTATTCGTCGACGATGTTGGTCGCTTTGCTGGAGGCGAGGCGGTTGAACAGGACGAACTGATCGTTGTCCTGAATGGTGCTCTTCATCGCCGTATCCAGCGACTGAACACCCAACGCACCACCACCGCTCAGCGTGCTGACGTCGGTCTGGTAGTTGCTGGCCTCAAGGGCCTTCTGCAGATCAGCGAACTGATCCAGCGCACCACTCATCGACCCGCCCAGGCTCGGGAGGGCAGCACCGGGAGTAGCACCGGCAAACTGTTGGAAAATCTGATTCATTTGGTTGCCTTTCTTCCTTGTTGCCTATTCCAGGCCGGTGGTTACGCCGACAGCACCTTGCGCACGATGGCCTGATCGATTGCGCCGATCTGGTTCATGCGTACAGCGACGTCGAGGATGTTCAGCTCGCGACCGGTCAACTTGCCGGCGTCGAAAGCTGCGTGTGACTTGAGCATGAAATGCTCGCCGGTCATGCCTTCGCCTTCTGACTTGGCGAGCACGGCCGTGCCTTCGTTTTTCTGATTGACAGTGATGACAGTCTTGCGACCGCGACCCTGACCACCGAGGACGCGCAGCTCATCCGACATGGACTTGAGCATCTCGCCCTGAGACTTGATCGTGCCGACTAGATGCGACAGAACGCCGGTGAACTTCACGTCCGTGCTATCCATGCGATCGACGAGCGACTTGACCAGAAGTGTGCCGTCGATTGCGGCGATCTCAGTGCCATCGTCCAGCTTGATGGTGCCAAGCGACTTGGTCAGCGCATCGCCATCTTCGTCGCCTTCCTTGGTGACGGCCTTGCCGTCTTTCTTTACGCCATCGACGGTCTGGGTAGTCTTGTCGTCGTCGTCGGTTTTCTCACCGCCGTCGACATGCGACTTGGTGAGTGTTTCCTGATCCGTCTTGATCTGCTCCAGCTCGGACAGGAGAGTGTCGAAATTGCTCATGACTTGCTCCGTTGTGTGATTCCAGTTTTCAAATCGCGCGCGAAGCGCTCTACCCATTCCGCCGACTTCTCAATCGGGAGACTGAATTTGGTGTGTGCGTGACGGGCCATGTCTTTCATGGACGGGTCATCGCCCAACGTGCCCGCGCTAAGATCAGCAGCAAGCGCATTGCGAAAATCGAGGTACTTTTTGATGCCGTGGTCCAGCGACTGATGGCCGAGCGCACCGCCGCCGGTGAGCGCGGAGACGTCCGTGCTTGAGCTCGCCTCCATCGCCTTGGCAAGATCCAGGCCGCCGACTCCCCAGCACTTCGCCAGGATGTCGAACGGTACCGTCGCGACAGTGGCGACGTTCTGATTCACTGGCGTACGGCTAAAGCCGATGTTCGACCAGCGAACCTTTTTGACGATCGCTTTCTTGAGCTGCGTTGTCGGATCGATCTCTACGTCGCGAGCCAGGACGGCGCCGCCCACGGACGGGTACCACTTGGCCGGCGGATTGCGCTCGGTCATCGACGCCCAGAACTGGTTGCCCTTGTCGGCAGCCGGGCCGTCCCCGGAAACGATCTCGCCTTTGACGAACGTCTTGTCGCGGTTGAACGTCACGTCGACCGGGTGACCGATCTCGAACTGGCTATAGTTGGGGATGCCAACCTTGGCGCCAATCATCGTGATGTGATCGATGTCCAGGTTGCCGTACTTTTTGAAGTACGGCGCGCTATCTTGCAGCGCCTTTTGGAGCACGACTTCATTCTGCGCGTCAGTCGTCTCGTCGCTCGCCTCGATATACACGTAGCGCTTCTCACCCTCTTGAAATGGTGTCGCTTTGAGCATCGATCCGATGCTCAAGTATTCGGGTGATGCTGCGAGAATTTCGCGGTCGTTCATAGCAACAATTTTCGTGTCACGACTTATTTGCTGCGAGCAGCGAGTCGCGATCACGCATGCTTCGCCCCCGCTACTTCGTCAGGAGTGAACACGAATCCGCTCTTGCGCGGGAACGCCTGGAATCCCCAGGTGGGCGCAGTGCGGTGATGGATGCCGTGCGTCGGCGAACGATGGAACTTCGCATCGAGCGGCAGCATGTTCGCCATGGAGTCGACGAACGTCTCCGGCTTTTTTGGATCGAATGCGGCCCAATCGAATCCGCGCGCCGTCGTGAGCTGGATGACCAGGTAGATCAGCGACTGCTCGACGGGGAACGTCTCGCCAGTGGGCTGATCGGTGATCGGATCGAGGACGGGGAGCGCCGTGATTTTGCCTGTAGCAACGCCCTTTACGGTCGCCCAGTCGATCGCGTCGGCGAAAGCCCATTCGCAGAACACGTGATGATATTCGGGGTGCGCCTGGCCGCTTACGGCGCAGACGAGGCCGGCCTTGTGGCCTGCGGTCTTGGTATGGCGGAACGTTGCGGACTCGCCTCGCGGCGCTGCGTGGTCGGGGTAATACTCGACCTCAGCCTCACTGGATTTTGCCAGATGCTCATGCGCCTCGACTGGCGCGACAGCAGTGTCTTTCATGACTCGCCATACATCCTGTTTGGTGTATGGCGAGTTTCATGTCACGACTTATTCTCCCAACATCTCCAACGCCTTTTGCAGCGTGTTGGATTTCTGCATGGCGGTCACGATCTTGTCGATCGCCGCGTTGATGCGCTGACGTTCCTCGCCCTCGGGAAACGGCTTCTGATCGCCAAAGAGCGGATCACGGTAATACTTGTTGTCGGCCTTAGCTGAGAGGTAGTCATTGCGACGACCCTTATCGGCGAGGCGGTCCTCGATCCAGCCCTGGAACGCGCGCGCGGCCATCTCTTCGGTCGTGGCCCAGTATTTCGCGCTACCGCCGTCCAGCTTGGTCGCCTCCAGTGCGAACGACGACATGGGCTTGCCACTATGCACCTTGATCTCACCGCCCTCGGCGTTGCCGCCAAAGTGCGCGTGCGCGAGAGTCTTCCAATCGCCGGAGATCTTTTTCGTGCGGCGGGACGCGCTCGATTCCTTGCCGCCCTCGGTGTTGAAGTGCCGGTCCAATCGCTGCACGGCATCGTTCACGTTGGCGGACTCCTTGATGATGGCGAGCGGCCCGGTCTTTGTGAAGCTCTCCCGACTCATGACGCGCTTTGCTTGTGCGTGATCCTGTGCCGTGTAGGCGTGCGTGTTGGATATGCGCAGGCCGCCCTCCCACATCACGTGACGGAAATCGGCGAACGCGTCGCGCAGCTCACCCGGCGGCAACGCCTCGGGGGTTTCGGTGGCAAAGGTGTCCTTGTTGACGGCCTGGACCGTCTCAGCCTCGGCGATCATGTTGTCCAGCGCGTGGAACCATTCATGACCCAGTGCGCCGCCGCCTCCCAGCTTGGTGAGGTTGATCACGCGCTGCACGGGTTCATAGTGAGCGCGGGCCGCGCCGCCGAAACCAGCATTGCCGGTGCCGCGCGCGCCAAACGCCAGCGCAAGGCGGCCGTTCAGCGCGATGGTTTTGTCATCGGCACCGAGCAAGTCAGCTAGATCCGCGAAAGCGGCAGCAGACTGCTCCGTGTGGAACTTCGCGCTGACCGGGTCGCGCAGTACCCAGTTGCCCGACTGCACGTCGCGCAGGCCGAACGCATCCTTGAGTTCCATGGTCGATTCGGGAGTGACGGTACGGCCGCCGACGCGCTCATAGGAGTCCGCTACCTGGAGCTGGAACCGTTGCCCCTCTTTGGTGATCTTCGGTGCACGCGTGATCTCTTTCTCTGCCCACGACCAATCCTTGACCTTGCCGGCCCTGGCGGACGCCATGTGATTGGCGAATGCATCGGAACCCTTGGCGCGGCGATAGCGCAGGACGCCGATGAAGCGATCGCCCATGGTTTGCCACGCGCGGTGCAGCGGGTTTTCGGTCTTGTTGCGCACGTGCGCCGCGAGCGCAATGGCGCGTTGCTGGCTGGCGATGGACTGCCGGCGCGAGCTGATCTCGTCGCGACGCGGCTTGCTAGAGTGGAGCTTTTCACTCCAGGCTTCCCATGTCTTGTCATGCTCAGCCTTTGCATCAGCGAGTGCAGCGTGGTGTTCTGGCTTGATCTCCCAACCACGGCGCTTACGCTTACCGATCTCATGCTCGGCCGCGTACTGAACGGCCTTCTGTTTTTGTGCCAGCGCATAGAGCGGGTCAGCCTCCGCATCGAGTGCGCGGTATTCGCGGAACAGGTCGTGGTTTTCCTGCGCCAACTCCTCGTACACCGCCGATTCCTCGGCGTTGAGGATGGTGCCGTCGTACTCCTCTTGCAGATCGGACAGAACCTCACTTACCTCCTCGGTAGTCTTGCATGACTCCAGCCGATCGCGCAGCGTCTGCAGGCCGAGGGTGTAATCCTTCCGGGCCTGCGGGCTTTCATGGCTCGGCTCCGTGCCGATGGCCGCGTAGATTCGGTCGATGATGAATCCAGTGCCCGGGTCCATGCCGCCGTCGCGCAGCGCAGTCCAATCCACTGCGCCGAACAGATTCGACTTGGTGATCAGGTCTTTCGCTTCACGCGGGTTCTGCTCGATCTGCTCCCAGTTGATCGCCGTGACGTATACGCGCGCGCCCTCGGCCTTGGCGACCTTGATGACCTGCTGCGCGGTAGCGAGCTCTTTGCGCGAGCCGGACACGTAACCGGTATCGGCGTAGCGGTAATTCTTACTGTTGGGATTGTCGACGTCATCGATGTCCTGCGATGCCGGCTCGACCTTCGGCCTGGATGCTCCGCGCTTCACCTTGCGCTCGCGCAGGCCAAGCTCGCCGAGTACGTCATCGCGGGTGAGGCCGAGCGCATTAGCCAGGCCATCGATCACCGCGACCGGCTGCGACTTCACGCCAGGCGTATCGAGGCCCCCGTGAAGCTTGATCGCTTCCTGCAGTGTCGCCGCGAGCTGCTCACGACCTCCCATCTGCTCGATCTTGTCGCGCAGCTTCTGGAGATTCATCTCATGCTGGTCGGGCTCTGTAGCGGGCACTTCATCCTCACCAGCGACATCGTGCGCCACCTCACGCAGCTTGGCCTTTGCTTCATCGCTGTGCGGGTCTTTCGCGAGCGCGTCGGCAAGCTCCTGGCGCTGCACGGACTCGGCATCGGTCGGCGCTGCCTTGGCTTGCTCCTGCTTGTGCCAGCGGCCGTCGCGGAACACGAGCGTGCCATCAGCGCCATCCTTGGTTTCTCCATCCTTTGGGCCATCGGGATCGGAACTGGGATCGTCTTTCTCTGCGCTCTCCACATCATGGCCGTGCCGTTTCGCGAATGCGACGGCCTCGGTGGCCGTGTCAAATGTGTTTTTCTTCGGCCCGAACCGCTCGCCGAACTGCTTTCCGGCCTGGATCTGCTCAGGGGTCGCATCCTTGTAGTGGATTTCATCCGGCACGCGACCGACGTAACCGAATTTGCCATTCGGGAACTTGACCACGTGCAGGCCTAGGCCACCATTCTTGTCCAGGGTCGGCACGACCGGCCCCTTGCTTGCAGCAGCGGCAGCGGCATCCGCTTCGCTCAAGGTTCCATCCTTCGACTTCGCCTGCATGGCCGCGTGAGCAGCGATGGCACGCTGACGGCTGGCCTCGCTTGCCGTTTCAACGGCAGCAGCCAGTGCATCAATGGCATCTTGCTGCGATGTGAGATCGTACATCTGCTCGATGTCATCCGACTGCGGGATGACGAACCAACCGCTCCGATTGCGATCGATGATGCCGCCATGTACCGGATTGGTGTTGGTGATCAAGCCATCGACGCTACCAGTCCAGCCATCGGGCAGCTTGCGCGGCTCCGCCTTGGGTTCTGGCTTCGGCTCAGGCCTTTTCTCTGGCTCAGGAACGGGCGCCGGCTCGGCCACCTTCGGCTCCTCTTTCGGCTCCTCATGTGCAGGCAGATGCTTCTCGCGGATAAACCATCCGCCGTCCTTTTTGAACGTGTACGGATCGATGTCCGTGGCCGAATCCTTGTCGAGGTCGCGACGCACGATGCCGCGCAGGGTCTTGCCCTTGCCGGTGACGTGCTCGACGATCTCGTGCTTGTCTGGCTCAGCCTTTGGTGCGGTCTTGGCCTCGTCGTGCATACCGAGGCGTTCCATGATGGCGTTCGGCTCGATGCCGTCAATGTGCGCCATGGCGTCGATCAGCTTGGCGCGCTGCTCAGGCTTCATGTCCGACAGCTCATCGCGCATGCGAGCCGCGCCGCCATGCTTCTCGATGAATGAGTCAAGGCGCGTCGGCTCAGCTTTCTGCGACGCGGCATGCGCGTGCGCCTGGTGCGGCTGCATCGACACTTTCTGCATGCGCATGTGAGGCTTCACATACGTGCCATCGGGATTGTAATGACCGGCCACTTGGACCGGCATACTGATGAGCGGCGAGGACTTCGTGAAAAATATCATGGGTAGCCGATTGTGTGGATATCGGCCTCATTGTCGTGTCACGATTACACGTTAGCGCCGAGCTAGGCGGCGCTACTCATGAACAGGATAACGGTGGACATACCCAATCCTTTGATCATTGCAGGGGCTTCATTGGTATCCTTCACCTTGCGCACGAACTCATCCACCGGCATCGCCGTAATGGGTCCAAGGAAGCGCGGGTCGCTGTAGTGCTGCAGATAGGCTGCGCGGGCATCCACGTCGTTTTCAAAGCCGATCATGCATTTGTCTTCATCGTAGTTCGCCCAGTCGCCCGCCTTGCGCTGGTGCACGATGTAGACCATTGGTGCGGCCAGATTCGGCCCTAGGTAGACGTCAACTTCGTCGCCGTCGACCGCCTCGGATCGCTTGATATAACCGTAGTCGTGGAGCATCTTCGTCTGCCAGCCTTTGCCGGTGCGAGTGCTGCCAACGGGGTTCTCGATCGCGATGTCCAGGCCCTTCCACTTCACGACGGGCTTGCGGTAATTACCGGCGCGGGCCTGGGCGTCAGTGGGTTTGACCCACACCTCGCCGCGCACGTGCGACTTAGTCAGCATGCTTGGCACTCAGGTTGATGCGCAGCCACTCGGCGAACGCTGGGTCATCACCGGGCTCCGGCTTGATCTCCGGCAGCCAGAATCCACGGCAGCTCGGATGCTGCACACCGGAGGCCGGCCACCACATCTGGTCAGGGTCGCGCTCGACCAGCACGCCGTCGACGCGCTGACGCGGCGCTGCTGATCGGCCGATGTTGGTCTTGCCGGGCCACACCTGTTTCCACCCATCCTTATCCGGCGCACCCGGCTCGACGACCTCGAACACCATGCCATCGATCTTGCGGCAGAACGCGCACGCGCCGGTGTAGTGCTCCCCGCGCTTAACGTGGTCGCCGGGGCTCATCATGGCGATGTAGCCCTGGTTGGAATTCTCAACCGACTCGGTCACCGCGATGCGACGCCAATCGCGGTTGAGGGTACCAAATTGCTCCAGTAGATCCTGTTGCAACTTTCCGGGGTCGAGCACGCCGAGTGCCCGCTCCTCGGTTCGCTTCATGACCAGCATGCGCATGCGGTGACGGACATCATCAGCGACGCGTTGCACATTCTCCACCGTGTGCGCGGTCGCGTATTCAAGCACCGCATGCTGCGTCGGAAGCATCGGGAACGTCGACGCTGCGCCGGCCACGGTGGTAGGCAGCCTTTCCATCAGGGTATCGGCCTGCTGCAGCGACAGATCCTGCATGTTCGCCTGGACGCGACCCATCAGCGTGGAGCGCACGCCAAGCCACTCGGCCTCGGTGCGCATATCACCCACCGGGAGGTAGCGCTGCACCAGGTAGTCGACCAGCATCATGCCGTCTTCAAGCGTGAATGCATCGGCCGGCACGTTCGCCAGATACATTTTCACCAGGCTGATTTCCGCCGATGTCCAGCGCTGCATCATGCCGGCGGGGATCGGGCCGCGCGATCCGCCTGCGTACTTCTCATTGTTGAGCCACTGGGCCAACTCGCTGCGGAATCCTTCCAGGCGCATCAGGCCGCGCTGCGTGAATAGCTCGACCATACGTCGCAGGAACGGGGAGTTCATCTGCGCCCATATGGCGTCGTCGTCGGGATTATCGGTGAGCGCCTTGAATAGGCTTTCCAGCGCGCATTCGCACTGGTCATCACTGAGCTTGCTGATATCGAGTAGATGAGACATGCAGGGAGGTTACCGTCACGATAAAAAATCGCCCGCGCTTGCATCCGTACAGCGCGGGCGGGTACTGCTGGCGAATAGCTTTCCTTGCCTTCCTCGCCCTGGGTTCTTTACGGATCGATCGTGAATATCGGTAGACCAAAGGACTTGGTCATATCGTCCGCACCTTCCTGCTCATTTGCATCGTCTACGTTGTCGGTGTCTGTATCGCTTGTTTCGCCTGACTTCGGCGCCTTCGCTGGCTTGACTTGCTTTGCGGGCGCGGCCTTCGGCTTGGGATTTTTCTTTCCGGTGGCTTTGCCGCCCGTGGCATCGCCGCCGGCCGCGCCGGGCTGGTCGCCACCCTCGTCGCCAGGCTGTGGCGCCATCCCCTGCTCCATCTGCCAGACGCCAAGCAGCGCCGGATTCACGGGAGCGTCGCCCATCTTGCTGCCCTTAACCGGCCACGGGTCGTAGCTTTCCTGCGCGCGGATTTCATCCACGGTCAGTACCAGCTTGCGCATTTCCTGGCGTGCCTTGTCGTCCTCGGGGTCGAGGCCGGTAAAGCGGAACACGTAATCCGGGGAGAATTCCTGCACAATGTAGTCGGAGAAAAGATTCTCGTAATACGTAAGCAGCGGGCGAAGGCCCTTGTCCTTGGAGTTGGTGATTTTCTCATCGGTGTCGGAGCCGGATAGGCTAGACGTGCCGGCGCTGAACGACTCAAAGTTAATCTCATCCGGCGCGATGCTGTAGAGCGCGCAGATGATGGACGTGAGAAACGTCATCCACTTCGCGAACATCACATCGTCGACGTCAACGCCGAATTTCTCGAACTTGGCGGAGCTCTCCTGATCCTTGGACACCATCACGGGAAGCGCCCATGAGTTGTTGATGCCCTTCACCATCGCGTTCCAGTACCGCTTGAACGCATTCATGTCCCTTTCGTCATAGTTGCCCGACAAGTGGAGCATGCCCTTGGGGATGGCGTTCGAGTCAAAGAACTTGGTGTTATAGCTGAACGCATTGAGGAAACCCGTTACCACGCGCACGAGCAGCTCGGTCTCACTCACGCCATAGCCGCCGACCACGATGCTTGTGCACGGGTTGCGCGGCACATAGATGAGGTCGTTGTAGGTATATGCCGAGCGGATACGGCCCTGCACGACCTGGAGCGCGAAAATCTCGTCGTCGCCCTCATAGCCGTCTTCCGTACATAGGCGGATGGTGGCGCCGTCGACCGCATACATGCCATCCAGGCCTAGATTCCGATTTCGCTTGAACTCGGTCTCGATGGGCATCGAGTCCATCGTCAGGGTGTCGCGGGTCAGCTTCGCCATGAAGCTGGAGAAATCGTCGCGTTTCAGACGCTGACGCTGACGCGGGCGATTCTCACGGCCGCAATTCAGGAAAAAGTCCTGCAGGGCCTGGATCGAGCCTTTCTGGTCGGCGCCAACTTCCTGGTTGACGTCCTTGGTCTGGACTTGGAAGCCAGGTCCTCGCACGCTCGATGGTGGCCGGCAGAACCGCTGCACCTGGCGCTGGCGCGTCATGATGATCGCGCTAAGGATCGGGGTCTGATCAACCATCGAACGAGCGGCGTCGAAACCAAAAGCCGAGGGCTTCTCGTAGTAGTCGCCCATGGTCGATACCTGCATGTCGTCGATCCAGACCGACTGCATACCCGCCTCGTGATTCTTAACCGCCTTGGACGGGAACGGAATCACGTTCGGCTTGGAGAGCGCCTTCGCTAGCTGCTGCTCCTCATACTGATTAGAGATCCAGTTGATCGCCTCGCGCACGTCCGCGCCGGGCAGCAGATCGCCAAGGCCGCGCGGCATGGTGGATTTCTGCAATTCGACATTAGCCTGCGCCCGCTCATCGGCGGGGGCTGCGTCGTTGTGGGCAGTAACGAGGGCGGATTCCTTCATATGTAAATGGTGCTGTCACGACTATGACGAAGGTCAATGTGTCGCGCCATTTGTCGTGACAGCACGATGCACCCCACACCAAAGGGGTGACGCATGACCACCAGCAAAGCACGACTAGAGGAGCGCCTTGAGGGCGCAGACCTACTCAGCACCAGGCTGAGAATTATTCAGGCCGATATCGAGCTAGCCATTAGCTACGCAGGTCGTTCCGGACACACATCCCTGATCGGTGAAGCAACCCGCCTACGCAAGGGTGCCCGCGAGTTGAATTTAAACACGAAAGATGTTGGCAACCGTCTGCGCCTTCGCATCCAGCAAATGGAGGCGTCCGAAAATGGGAGCCGTTGAACAGGATCTGGCGCGTCATCTGCGTCAAGTTGACCAAGATGACGACGATGCCGCCGCCGAGGAGCGGGCCGCCGTGGAACTGCGCGAGGAGATCGAGCAGGACGTCGAGGACCTGGAGACCGCCCTGTCCGAGTCGGTAGAGCACGGCGATTTCCCGTTCGCTCCCTTGGCGCGGATGCTGATCATCCAGGCCCATACCGACGACCCTCGCGAATTCATCCGGCGGGTACGCGCAGCGATCGAGCCG